TGAAAGAACCTAACGGAACCCAGTGAGTTCCATTTATTTTTTGTTTAGCTTTAATTTCTTCTTTAGTAACTAATCCGAGATCAAGAGCTGTAGCTTTAGCAAAAGCACGAACTCGGTTATCAACAGAAGATCTTTCAGATACATCGAAGTGGAATAACTTAATCATTTCTTTATACCTTTAAATATATCTGAGATTTGACCGTTGATATAATGAGTTGCACTAGAGTTCATAACAATTCTTAAAACACCATCATTCCATTCTTCAGCAGATTCGATTTGAGAAATCATGAGAGCTACTTTATTACGTGAGTATCTTTCATATGCTCTAAGAATTTTTCCTGAAGCAGATACAATAGGTTTATATTCAGGTTTCATATCATATACTCCACTATACAAACACCAATAACGCCTAAAGCTATTCCAATTGCAAACCTAGTAGGTGTCATATCTTTAAAGATTTCTCTTAGAAATTCAACTATCATGTTAATCTATCTCCTATTTTATGAAGTATGTTTAATTCTGAACACGAATCTTTATAACCTTTACGATCTTTAGTATTATATTTTTCATCAATTCTAGAATTAATTAAGAATACTCGGTGTTCTATAAGATCAATTAAAAGATCTCTTTCTTTTTCATCGAGTAACAACTTATATTCTACTACCATTATAGACCTCCGAATTCTGAATTACAAGGATCTGCGAATATACCTTGAATCATATCATCAAGATTTTCATATGTACCAATACCTTTGATAATTATATTAAGATCAGAATTATTCATATTAGAAATGCAAGAGTTTTCATTACTATCTATAATGTCATTCCAGATTTTATCATTAATTTCATTTTTTCTTTCTTGAATTATATCATAGAATAAATTTCTAAGTTCATCCATTTCATTTTCAGTTTCTGATTCAATGAAAGTTTCAATTTTGAAATATAAATTCTTAAGGCTTATATGTGTATCACTCATTTATAACTCTCCATCCATCTACTAAGAATATCAAGTGCTTCATCTTTATCTAATATAAATTCATCCATTAAATAAGGAACTGCACCAAACATATTTGTTACTCCACTTTCTTTAAGTTCATCTAAGAAAGCAAAGTATCCTTCGTAGTAATCATCATATTTTAACTTTATATCATTCATAAGGATAATCCTTTCGAATTCATTTCTTCTAATACTTTCTTTTCAGCTTTTCCACAATAACCTGTGTGTGGTAGAAGTTTGGTTTCAGGGAATATTTCTATTAGATCATCTCGCATTTCTACAAGACGATCTTGACACATTTGAATTTCTTCATATGGTCCACGAGTATCTTTTACGGGTTTACAGTAATTCGGATTACCCATATAGCAAACTAAAACGATTGCTTCAAACATTTTCTTTACCTATAAGTTGTTAAAAGGAATGAGTAGTTTTAAATCATACTCAGGATTTTATGTGTTATCTATAATGTATGTAATAGTATATAGTACGAACTATAAAGATAACAGCAACAACAGTACTTATAATACTCCAAGGATTTAGTTCTTCATTATTCATCATTTAAACTCTCCTTGAGTAACTCAAGTTCTTCAATAGCATCTTTTAGAAATATTTCAATTTCATCAATAGTTTGAATATCACTAAGATCTATTTTTTGCTCAAATTCTCTAGGTAGTAATAAATGAGATGATAGAGCATCTTCAAGAATGAAGGTTATCTTATCAAGCCAATCACGCATGCTTAACCTTATGCTTTGCTTTCCATTCTAAATGCCAGATTTCACTTTTAAGTTTACGAATTTTATCTTGGACTTTAGGACTTTGACCAGTTTCAATTTCAGTTCTTAAAGTTTCTTCCATTTCTCTGGATCTATGAATATAAACATCAAACTCTTCAGCAAACTGATGGTTTAGATTAGAATCAGCATTGAAATGTAATAACTTTTGATGCTGAGGAACACCATACGCACCTTTGAAATAGCGAACTAAGTTACCTTTATACTTGGTATGCCATCTTCGAGGTCCCCTCGCCATAAGGCGAATTGTATAGAGTTTATCATAATCATCAATTTTCTGCCATGTTCTTACACGTTTTCTAACTGCTGCATTATGTTTAGATATATTAGTCTTAAGATCGATAAAACTTTTATCGTCTTTAGATGCTATAGTAAATCTATATGACGATGTACGCCAAAAGTCTTTACCATTTCGAGGTTGTCTATATACTGCCATAAGATACCTTTCTACATAATAACTTCTAAGTGGTCTTTAGCCCACTCACGATTAAGATTACTTTCTTTAATGATTTTTTCTTTAAGCTCAGCTGCATAATTCTTTTTGAATTCTTCAGTCATTAAAGGAACAGAATAATCTTTAGGCTCTGAAACGAATTTACCTTTCAGACCTTCAACAGGTTTATCATTATCTATGACTTTACCTTTACCACTTAGGTATTTAGGATCACTCATTGCAATACTCCTTAGATGCTCTGAGTTCTGCATCTCTGTCATGGATCCATACATAACTCCAGTGACCACTGGTAGTACATTTCTTTCCAAGAGTAGAAACTGCAGGATTATTTAAAGGCTTAGGCATAAATGAGCAAGCACTTAACAGAGCTGCAAAAGATATACCAATAAAAGCTGCTAATATATATCTCATATCTTTATCCTTCTTTGGGATCAAATTTAATTATTTGAGCATTATTGCTATTACTATTAGAAACTATTTCCCAATCAATAATTTCTTTTAGACTACCGATATATTCTATTAATCCATGAGCCGATAGTATCTCAAGGACAGTATTAAGTTCATCGCACTTAAATATAAGTATTTTAGCAGAATTACTAATAGTTAATTTAACATTATTAAGAGAATTTGCTAAAGCGATTAAGCTAACGACTTCTTCATTTTCTAGAGGCTCAGTAAGAACCACCTGTTTAGTATTAGAACAACGCATAGTTTTCATATAAGCCTCCGGATGTCGGAATTCTTTAAAAAGCGTAGCCTAAGGCACACAAACGTATACCTTAGGCTGTTCCTTTTGTACTAGAACGGCATCTGATCGGCAGTTCCAGATTCTGCTGGGGCGTCCACAGCTACTGGTTCAAACATTACAGCACCAGAGTATTCTTTAAGTTCAAGAATCTGAACAGCTGTAAGAGAACTAGCGATACCACTACGACCAGCAGTTTCGTAGGGATATTGGTAGACAACGACGTTTCCAATAGATCCATTACCTATTGTAGAAACATCTGCGAATGGCTGAGCTTGTGCATCAACTACTCTAACAGGACCATTAGCAGAACCATCAGCTTTTACTGCTTTTCTCTTAAGAGACACAGTAAATTTAGAGGAATCTACTTTATCCTGCTTAACGTTAAGATGGTTTTGAGTCCATCCATCTGCAATAGCTTTATCTGTTGTAGCTATTTGCAACTCCCATTGCTCAGTACCAAATGGGTTAACGGGTTTGGCTAATTTAGCCCAATTCAATTCAACATTATCAATACGATAATTACGTGCTTCAAAATTTGGCATGAATAGTACCTTTCTATGCTAAAAGTTAAAATTAAAATATGAGCAGTTTTATTACAGCTTGCTCAGGCTGTACGATACTATCTGTGTGCTATAGGAATAGCTGTTAGGCTCTGTGATACTGTATTACAAGTAAAGTAGCTCTACTATTTATAGATAGTATGTAGGGGAAAGAGGCGAAGCCTCTCTAAGAGAATAACTAAGAACCTGTAGGCGTGTTATCTGCTTCATTAGATTCCATAGCAATTGCTTGAGCTCTCCAAGATTTCATCATGTCTATTTCAGATTGAGACAAGAGATCTTCAGCATTAGGCTCAAGTTGCTTTAAGATAAGATCAAGTTTCTCATTGATCTTTTCGAACTTCGTGAAGATTAATAAGAATTCAATTTTGAAATCTACATCTTCGGATGACGGTTGTACTGGTCGCATGTACGATTCTCCATAGTTGGTTAAGGTTATTAGTAAAAGAATGTTAGAGAAAGAGACGAAGTCTCTGAGAAAAGATGTTAGGACGCAGGCGGGTATCTTTGAGCTATTCCTGCTAATCTCCAAGTAAACTTCAACGATACTTACCACATGCCGGTACGCGTCAGCGTCACATGCCGGTACCCTAGCGCCGCCAGGCCTCTCCGCGTGCCGGAGAGCGTGCCGGTTATCTAAAAAAGGCGACAGCCTTTCGGCTGCCGACCTTTCCACCACGGAGTAACTATCTACCGCAATAACTACAAGAGACCCAGCCACTCTCTGGATCTACTTCCATTGTTTCATGAGGAAAGTCTTCCTCGTGATAACAATTACTGCACTTAGCATCCTCTCCTGTAAGAGAGTTATCAGCTGCAATTTTAGCAGCTATAGCATATGCAGTTTCTTCCCAATGGTTTTTAGCCTCGTCATTAGGACCGAGGATGTCGGATGCTTTACGCATATCGGACTCCTGTTGTGGTTATATTAAAATGTAATAGAAAGAGCCGAAGGCTCTTAGGGTTAAACATGCCGGTATTCTTAAAAAACTACGGCCGCTCTAGGCGGCCGGAGTTTAGGAGTGTTAGACGAGAGAATCGTCTTGCGGTTCTTCCGCCTTTGCGTTATTAGGCACAGGTGGAAGTTTAAGGTATTTGTTAACAAACAGGTGGTTAACAGATACAGTGTACGTGATTACCATTTCACCGGCATCAACGCGCTTTTGGATACCAGAATCCTTGAGGAAGAGAGCTAGTCTCTCCATCTGCGCTGAGTTGTGAATTGGATTAACGTGGGGGATGTTTGCGTTTTGCATAACATGACTCCTATATGGTAAATGATGTACAAGCATTATTGCAGGTACAGAGCAGTTTAACGACGTACTCAGGTCGTGTAGTTATTGAGAAATTTATGTAATAGGAAGAGTCGAAGACTCTAAGTAGAGCTTAGAGTGTCTTGGTTTCTCTAAGCTCTACAAGGATTGCTAGTAGATCCTGTTATCTACAGAACCGTTAGCATCAACCCTCTGAGCATATGTGAGACAGTGCCTCATATATTCATCAGACCAGCTAATGTCATCCAACCACGTATTGTAGTCAGATACCTTAGCAGGATAGTACTTCCAATATTGTGAAGTATTATCTATAAGGTCGAGTACGAATGCTATTGCATCCTGCTCACGATCAAACCCAGTAACGATGTACGTCTCACCGTTCTTGAGTTTCCAATGATCCGCAGAACCATCGTGCGCACCGTAGTTTTCGAGACCTTGGGTCTCTATAACAAATTTAGCCATAATATCCTCCTTTATAGCCGTGGTGAAAGAAAGCGCTTAACGGCGCTTCCTTATATGAAATGTTGTGGTACCTTTAGCTCTCGCAATTGAAAGCATGTGGTTAGTACCTCTACCACCTTCGAATCCTATAACGTAGTCAGGATCCTGGTCAAGCATAAGCTGATTCCTTATTGGACCAGCCGACTTACCATGTACATTCCATTGAGCAGGGAATGCTTTGACTTCTACACCATCCTGCCACTTTCCGTAGTGACCAGCCAGAGTGTCAGCACCTCGTGCAGCACCGTGAATGATAGTAGTCACTTCCTGGTCGAACTCACGTTTAATGTAAGCTCTGAAGTCGTCGAAACGCTTCGTAAGAAAGTGATAGTCGTTGAAGTCTCGTCCTCCGCAGACAAGAACAGTTACTCCTTTAGCCATAATGTCCTCCTATAGCTGTGGTTGAAATTAAATGTAGTGGTGGCAGTTTAACGACTATGCCCAGGTCGGAGGGAAATTTACCTCATAGTTAGGATGCAGTCCTAACCACCGGTAGAGGCTTAACCTCCTCTACTAAGGTAGCAGCATTACGCCTGCCAGACGGTATACCCGATATGTCCCAGGTATACTTGGGAATAGAAGCCGTTACCCCCTCCTACTAGGGTAGCAGTTTAACGACATGCTCAGGTCGGTACGGACTGTAGCTCTCCGTACTGAGGTAGGAACGATGCCCTTCCTACTGGGCGTATGGTTGCCGCATCTATTCTCCTTTGGGATGCGGGATGCCACCCTCCTCCTACCCCGGATGTGTGTACAGGGGAAGGAAGGTGGGAGAGAAAGGAGAAAGTTAATGTAAGAGGAAGGGGCGAAGCCCCTAAGAGAATGTTGGAGAGAGAGTAGGGAGAACTTAGGGGGTAGGGAATTTAAAGGGGGTATACTCATTTTTTAGGCTAATCAGACTTATTCTTAAGATAGTATATATTATATAGATCCCCCCTTATAGGAGACGTTTAAATTTAAATGTCCCCTTAAAGTTAATCCGAGGAGAGGTTTTATGAATAAGAAGAAAGAACTATTAAGACTTCTCGAAGAAAAAAATAAAAGAAATAAATTAAAAGATTACGAAAATAACTTTACTTCTTTTGCATCTGACAATATTAAGATCATTACTAAGGATGCAAGAAGGGGCTTTATAGATTTTAAGTTCAACAGCTGTCAGAAAAAAATTACAGAACTTTTAGATAAACAGCTGGCTGACACTGGAAAGGTTAGAGCAATCATATTGAAAGCCAGGCAGCAAGGTATTAGTACTTACTGTGCTGGTAGAGTATTCTGGAAAACATATTTCACTCCGCACGCACGTTCAGTTGTTATGGCGCATGACAGTGCAACATCTGACGCATTATTTAATTTGTCTAAGAATATTATTAAAAATATGAATCATATTTATAAGCCAAATGAAGTTAAGTCAAATGCTAAAGAAATTGTTATATCATCACCTCACTTTAAAAAAGAAGGTAGTGATAAACCTATATCGTCATATAGATTATATACTGCAGGATCACCTGAAGCAGGTCGTGGTACAACACCAACAATTGCACATTTATCAGAGGTTGCCTTCTGGCAGCATGATGAAAAGATATTAGCTGGTTTGTTCCAGGGTATATCAGAAGCTCCAGGTACCGAAGTCATACTTGAGTCAACAGCTAACGGCGCTCAAGGTGAATTCTACAGATTGTGGAAAGGTGCACTGGAAGGTGAGAATGAGTATTTACCGATATTCCTTCCGTGGTTCTCTACACCGGAATACTATAGAGATCCACCTGAAGGTTTCGAACGTTCCTCTGATGAGGAGCTACTGGTAGAGCAACACAACTTAAACAACGGACAACTCTACTGGCGTCGGTTGAAGATTGCTGAAGGTGGGGAACTAAAGTTCCGCCAGGAATACCCAGCAACTCCCGATGAAGCGTTTATAACAGCTGGTAAGTCTGTATTTGCTATGGACAAAGTAAGCCAGTTAATTGCGCATGAACCTAAAAAGAAAATGCTTTTTGATTTTAATTCGTTAACATGGGAGAATTCTAACGATGGCAACCTGGATATATGGGAGTATCCTGATTGGGATAGTAATTTTATACTTGCTGCCGATGTGGCTCTAGGCGTAGGCCAAGATTATTCAGCAGCAGTTGTTTTAGATACAGATAGGAAAGTAATTGCTTTGTATCGTGACAGCTATATTGACCCTAGTAAGTTTGGTGATTTGTTATTTTACCTTGGTAGGTACTATAATAATGCATTGCTAACTGTTGAAAGTAATTCAATGGGTGTTGCAACCTTATCGCGTTTAGCGCAAATGAATTATTTAAATATATATAAACAAACAAAGATTTCCTCAATATCAAAAGAAGAAGGTCAGGTGCCTGGATTTAGAACAACACAGGTTACTAAGCCTCATATTATAGGTAATTTAAAGAATGCTGTAGAGAATGATGACATATGGATAGGATCTAAAGTGATTATACAGGAACTAAAAGATTATGTTAGTACCGAATCCGGAAGAACTGAGGCTGCTCCTGGGTGTCATGATGATACTATTATGGCTACAGCTATTGCCTTAGAAACATTAAGAACACACTACGACAAGTTAACCGCAGATAAAGTGCCATGGTCTCAGAAGGCAAGTTCAATGTCTCAGGAAGATAATACATCATGGCTTTAAGAGTTCCCATTGTCCTCGCTGCTCCGGCGGAAGCAGGGGATAAATCCGCCACCTAAGGAGGTATACATGAAAGAAAAATTAAAAAATTTTAGTAAAAAATTCGGTGAAGGCACAGCCTGGGATTTAGATTATGGTAAGTTATTAATAATTGGTTTGTTAATATACCATATCTTTATACAATAATAATTAAAGTTTAAGGAGGCATAATGAAACTTTATATAAATAGAAGACAGTTCGGTGTAGGTGCGGCAACAGCTGCGGCAGCACTCACAACATTACCAGCTTTTGCTAGTGGCAAAATAAAAGTTGCAGGGATATACACAGTACCTACTCAGCAGAAGTGGGTTGCCCGTTTGCATCTTGCATTGGATGCAGCCGCTAAACGCGGTGAGATAGATTATGTATATTCTGAAAATACTTCTAATACTGATTATGTTAGAGTAATGAGAGAATACTGTGAGAGTGGTGTACAATTAATCGTAGGTGAAGCCTTCGGTATTAGTAAAGAAGCTAGAAAAGTCGCTGATGATTATTCTGAGATAGCATTCTTAATGGGCGATCCATTTAAACCACATAGTAATAATTTCTCTGTTTTCGATAACTATATTCACGAACCATGTTATTTAATGGGTATATTAGCCGGTCATATGACTAAAGCTAAGAAGATTGGAATGGTAGGTGGTTATCCTATCGGTGAAGTGAATAGATTGTTCCATGCATTTATGAATGGGGCAAAGTCAGTTAATGATGATATAAAGTTTAAAGTTACATTTATAGGATCTTGGTATGATCCTCCTAAAGCTAAGGAAGCTGCATTCGCTCAGATTGAAGCAGGTGTAGATATTATGTATGCTGAACGCGCAGGTGTTGTTGATGCGTGTAGAGATAAAGGTATATTAGCTTTTGGAAATGTTAACGACATGAATAAAGAAGAGAATGGTACAGATGTGGTTGTTACATCTGCTCTTTGGCATATGGAAGGCGCAATCAATCATGCGATTGATAAAGTTAAGTCTGGAACATTTTCTGCAGAAGAGTATCACCATTGGACTATGATGGCTAAAGGTGGAGCAAGTCTTGCACCATATTATGAATTTGAAAACAGAATGCCAGTCGCAATTGTTAAAGCAGAAATAAATGCTTTAGCATATAAAATTAAAGCGGGTGATTTTGTTGTTGATATAATCGACAGTGAACCAAAGTCAACGTTCTAAAATACGTAGAGCTGCTATACGGTATCAAAACAGTATAGCAGCTAAAGGCGTATACATACCATCTATGGCTGAGGCTATTGCTTTCGTTAAACGGGTGAGGGAAAGAAATGGTGACAACAACGAAACTACAAGAAGCAATGAGTGATATAGATAATTATTGTTCAGAAAATAAATTAGAAAGTCATTTCTATAATAGAAAAGTTCTATGGGATAATTTAAAATTATATTCAGATCTTAAAGAAAAACATACTGATGAGTTTATTGAAACCCATTTACATCAGTGGAAAAAGGGATTATGGACTTAGAAGATAGAGTTAGCTTAATTAAAATGAGGATACATAAAGTTAGGAAGACATACAACTTAGAAACTAAATTACCTGAGAAGAAAAATGATAATGAAAGCAATTCAAAAAAATCTGGAGAAAAACTCAAAGTTCAATGAATACGATGAAGATGGTGATGGTGTTGTATCCGATGAGGAGTTAGCACATTTGAAAGAAATAAAGCATACAGAATCGGTATTACGTAAAGAACTTGCACAATTAAGAATGGCAAGGTATACTTTAATAGCTATGGGTGTGTTTACCGCGGCAATGTTTTTGCCGTGGGTCCCACTTGATAGAGTGGAAGCGTTATCAGACGTTAGTAATTTATTTTATATTTCAGGTGCAGGTATTGTTGGCGCTTATATGGGTGCATCAGCCTGGATGAGTAAAAGAGGATAATATGTTTAATACAGGGGACGGCTGGAAAAATCATGAAGAAAGTTTTGAAGAAACAATAAGAAGAGAAATGTTGGCTGCAAGGCAAGAGCTTTGGTTAGTTAAGATGGATTTAAAAGAATTACAGAAAGCCCATTATAAATTATTAAAAAGAAATAAAGAATTATTAGCAGAGCTAGCAAATAAAAAAGAATGTACATGTTAAAAATCCCAGGAGCGGAATATGTTTGAAAGATTTATACAAGATAGTAAAGATCCAAAGTATTTAAGTGGTAAAGGTAAGAAGAAAAAAGAAAAAGAAAGAACCTTACCTAAAGCCGGATCATATACAGTAAAAGATATAGAAGCATCAAAGAAAAAGATACTTACTTATCAAGGAGGTTTACAATGAGTAAACCTGACGGATATAAAGAAAAAGTTACCGATGAACAATTAATACAAATGATTGAAACTGGTGTTGCTAATTCCAGCGGTGATTGGCTTAATAGTTCAGATCTTGCACGAGAAAGATTAAAAGCTACATACGAATATGCAGGTTTAGCTGAGAATCACTTAACACCACAAGGTGTAAGTACAATTGTAGATACATCAACGACTGAAGTTATTGAAGCATACACTGCAGTTATCTCTGATTTGTTCTTAAGTAACCATAAATTAGCACGATTTATACCATATGATGAGACTCCTGGTAGTTTTGCAGCAGCAAAAGATGCAGGTAATATAGTTAATTATTGTTTGTTTAAAAAGAATAATGGCTGGGAATTATTGCAACAATGGATTAAAGCGTCGCTATTATGGAAGAATGCTATCTGTCGTTGGTCATATATCGAAGATTATGATTATATATTTGAGGAATTCGAACAGATTTCACAGGCAAAGCTAGATGAAATGCTATCAGATGATACAGTAGAAATTGTTGGAGAACTACAATCTGAAAGTGTATTTACTGAAGCACCACCTTTACAAGATGGTAGTATTCCTGAAGCTCCTCAGGCAGAACTATTATATGTTAATGTCCGAATAAAAAAGACAATAGATAAGTCAAGAGTTAAAATAGAAATTGTTCCACCGGAAAACTTTAGAATATCCAGAGAAGCAACATGTGTTACTGATGCAAACTTTGTAGGCATTCAGACTGAAATGACACGCTCTGAATTACGTAAGTTATATCCTGAAGTTGCAGATAATATAACTGAGTGGGATGAGCTGTCAACAGAAGAATGGTTAGGAAGTACACAATACTCTGAAGATGTTGCGGCAAGAAAAGAAATTACAGGTCAAGAGTACTGGCAGGGTAATCAGCAGCATGATCTAGTTCCGTTAGAAGCAAATAGAAATATTGTATTAACAGAATCCTGGATTAATGTTGATAGAGACGGTGATGGTATTGCAGAATTAAAACATATTATTTCTGTTGGTGATAATATACTTCAGGAAACAGATATAGAAGATATTCCATTAGCTTCAATTGTTCCTATTGATATTCCATTTGAATTTTATGGATTATCAATGGCAGACTTTACACGTAGTTCTACGTTAGCATCAACTGCAATCTTACGTGGGTTTGTAGAAAATACTTACTTAACAAACTATAGCCCTAAGTTAGCTGATCCAAATGTTGTAGACTTCAGTGCATTACAGAATATGAAGCCTAAACAAATTATACCGACAAACGGTAATCCTCAACAGGCTGTATTCCAATTACCACCTGAAACAATTTCTACAGGTACTGTACCATTATTAGAATACTTACAGGTAATAAAAGAGCAGGCAACGGGTATGTCAAAGGCCGCACAAGGTCTTAATGATACTTTATATATATCAGGTAACTCGGAACAAAAGCTGGCTGCTGTGCAGTCTGCAGCGCAGAAACGTATCCAGCATATTGCTAGACGATTTGCTGAAACCGGCTTTAAGAGATTAATAGCGGGTGTATATGAAACAATGCGTAAGAATATGAAAGGTAATATGTCTTATAATCTTGATGGTGTATATGGTACTGTTAACATAGATACATTACCAAATAAAATGGATGTAGAAATTTTATTAGATATTGGTGAGAATTCTAATATTAATACTATAACAAAGTTATCTAAAGTAGGTGGAGAAATATTACCAGCATTAAATAATCAAGGAGTAGGTATGGTAATTAAACCTGAAGCACCTGCTGTCTTAGCTACTAAGTTAATTGAAGCTATGAACTTAGATAGTAATGATTTCTTAGAAGACTATACTACTGATGAATTTAAACAGAAAGCTGCTGAGCAAATTGAAAAGCAATCTCAAGATGCTGAACAGATGAAACAATTAGAGCAAAAGAAAGCTGCGGCTGATTCCGCTTTAGCGGAGGCCAATGTTAGTTTTACTAATGCTCAAACTAAAAATACTCAAGATGATAACGCTAAACAGTTAGCAGTGTCTATTGATAAACACTTTCAAGAATGGGCTGACCTTGCAATAAAGGCAACTAAAGAAGGTGCCCAAATACCTGAGCATCCTAATTATGCTCAGATAATAACAATGGCAAAGCAAATATTGCAAGGGCCACAACAACAGGGAGAATTGTAAATGGCAACAGTTACAATAGATACAGCCGGAGTTGGGGGAACCCAATCGGGTACGGTTACTACTGCTGGAGGATCTGGTGGTGGTAAAGTAATGGTTACTAATGATAGTGATTCTAAAATCACATTTAATGTAGCTACTGCAGGTACAGATGTACAAACAGGAGTTACTTGTGAAGCTAAAGGATATAAGATTGTAACAGGTCTTGATAATGGAGCTACCACTTTAACTAGCTTAATAACTTCACATGGAACATCCGCACAAGCTAATGAAGTTGTATATCTTACACTTATAACATGAGTAAGGGGCTATTTCAAAAATATATTGAATGGCTACTTAAAATAATTAATAAATAGTAACGCCTAATGGGTTACTAATAATCTTGCTTACAAAGGAGAAAACTTATGAATCAAACATTAACTTTATTTGATCACTTTAATACATTAACACCTTATGCTGTTGGCTTTGATCGTTTATTCGATCAGCTTGCACATAGCTCAAGGATAACTAAAACATATCCTCCATATGATATTATGAAGGAAGATGAATATAACTTTAGAATTGAAATGGCACTTGCAGGTTTCGGTAAAGAAGATATTGAAGTTGAAGTTGCAGAAAATGTGTTAACTATTAAATCTGTAAAAGAAAACGATCATGATACTAAAAACGTTTATAAAGGTATATCATATAGAAAGTTTACCCGTGAGTTTACTATTGCAGACGACATTGAAGTTAAAGATGCAAAGTTAGAAGATGGCCTTTTAACTATCAAACTGGAAAAGATTGTTCCAGAAGAAAAGAAACCTAAATTAATCAAAATAAATTAAGGAGGACATTATGGATCCGATTACATTTTCAGGCGTAGTTAGTTTTGGAATTAAATTAGTACTAGCTCTTGGCCTAACAAAAGAAGTTGTAACCCCATTACTAGTATCTGCATTTGGCGGCTAGTATATGGACAAGTATCGTGAGACAGCCGAGAAGAGGCTGGGTAATGACAAGTCATACGGTAAACACAAAATTCATCCAGACGAATTAGCGCGGCGTGCCCATGTTAAAGGGCACTTTGCATCTAAAGAAAGAAATGAATTTTTTGATGAAGTCTATGGCGAAGTCTTAATTGATTTGTTTATGGAATGGTTAAAGACAGAACCACATGAAACAAAGTCTCGAGAGTTCCTCTACTCTTCTGCTATGGCACTGGGAAGTGTCAAAGAGAAAATGATAAACTTCGAGACATACGGGAAAAATATCCCACATATCCTGGAGGACAATGATGCAAAGGGAAATTGATTACGAAAAACTCTTATATAATACTAGAGAGATGATAAACACTTTAGAATATGATGCAATGAGAAGTGGTGGTAAAACTAAACTTAATTGTGATAAATTATATTATTTATATTTTCTTGAAGAAAAATATTCTAAAATGTTAGAAAAGAATTCTAAAAAGCCTACTACTAAAAACAAAGAGGTAAGCTAATATGAGTGAAAATACCGAAGCAATAACAGACTCTACCCCACCAAAGGATGACTCTGCTGCACCGGATGGTCGAACGCAAGAACAATTGCTGGCTGACATTGTTTCTAATTCGGACTTTGTGCCGAATGAAGAACAGTCTCTACCCGAAGAGCAAGTACCTGAGATTGACCCAGATGAATCAGAACAAGAAGACCCGAAGGAATCTGAAGAATCTGTAACCGAAGAAATTGAAGAAGGAGCTGAAACTGAAGAAGTAGAAAGTGAAGGTGAGGATGCCGATGAAGAATCCGCTACCCAAGATACTACAATTTTTACTCCAGAAGAATTAGACTTAGAAGCAAAAGTATCTATTAAAATCGATGGGCAAGATACTGAAGTTTCTTTTAATGATCTTATTAAAGGTTATTCTACTGAACAATCTCTATCCAATAAGGGTCGTGAACTTGGTGACGCAAGGAAAAGCTTTGAAGAAGATTATAATAAAAAGCTAGAAGAAGTACAACAAATGTCAACAGCTTCTGTAGCAGTTTTATATAAATCTGAGCAAGAGCATGCAAAATCTTTTCATGAACTTGAAAAGAAAATTGATGAAGCTCGAAAAGATGGTAACACATACGATCTTGGAGATCTTAAAGACAAACGAGAACAAAAGCAAAAAGAATATTGGGAAGCTCGAAGAAACCGTGAAGGTCTTCAGAAAGCAGTAGCTGAGCAATCACAAAAACAATTTCAGGGTGCTTGGGAAGAACAATTAAAAGTTTTTAATGATACTATCCCAACTTTAATTCCTGGATTTAACGAATCAGTTGCTAAAGATATTCGTGAGTTTGCACTTAAAGAAGGAATCAATGAGCAAGTATTAGATACTATTGTTGATCCTGTTATTGTTAAGTTTGTTAATGATTATCGAATTTTAAAGCAAGGAGTTAGTAAAGGTTCTGCTAAAAGAAAAGCAGCACCTACTAAAAAGATTCCTACTCGAAAGTCTAGACCTGTACAACAAAAGAAAGTTGATGCAGAACAGGCATTGAGAAAAAGAGCTTTAAGTAAAGATTCGACTAAAGCAGATCAAGATGCTTTTCTAAGAAGTTATGCCGAGCGGTCACTGTCTAATATGTAAATCTTATGGAGGTTTTATAAGATGACAACTACTATTGGTGTTCGCGGTACTGGAGGTCCTCAGGGACCAGCTAGAGCTACGTCAGCTAACGTATCTCAGAGAGAAGACCTAGCGAACTTTATAACTATGATTACTAGAGATGAAACACCTTTTACTTCATCTATTGGTAAAACTAAAGCAACTGCTATTTATCATGAATGGCAAACAGACACACTAGATACTCCTGGTGATTCAAGAGTAGCTGAAGGTCAAGATTATCTTGAGCCAGCTGCTTCTGCTTATACAGGTGGTACTGTTCAAGATCCAACCGTTGGTGCTAAGTTTGCTCAGAAGGGTCCAGAAAGAACCCGACTAGGAAACTATACTCAGATCAACGCTAAGACTATTGGTGTTTCTGGTACAAGACGTGCTGTTGATCAAGCAGGTGTTGCAGACGAATATGCATACCAGCTTAAGAAACGTGGTACAGAACTACGAAGAGATGTTGAACATGATATGGTTCACTCTTGGAATGTATCTGCTGCCGTAGGTGCACAAGGTAATTCTGCAAGATCTGCAGGTAGTTACCAAGCATTTATTAACGACGCTAGTACTACTAAAGTATTAGGTGGTTGGGGTAATGCAACTACTCAAGGCGATGGAACAGGTAGAATTAAATCTGGTTCATCATCTAGTTCTGCACCAGCAGAAGGTTCTCTTGCACTTTCAGATATTGATTCTGTTATGCAAAGCATCTATGAAGAAGGTGGTAAAGCTACTAAAGTAATGCTTTCACCAAAACTACGAAGAGACTTCTCTGACCTTATGGTTAGTGATACTGGAGTAGTTAGAAATATTGACGCAGGCGGAAAGCTAAGGCAATCTGTTGACGTTTATATGTCAGACTTCGGTGACATTATGGTTGTTCCTAATTATATTATGGGACTAAGTAGCGAAGTTACTTTTAAGAGAGCAGATAACTCTACAGATCTTGGCCAAGCTACAGATCTCGCAGATTTCTGTGCATTAATCTATGATCCAATGTGGTTTAATACTGCTTACCTAAGACCTCTACAAGAGGTTGACGTTGGTCAGAAGGGTGATTCAACTGTCGGTATGATGGTTGAAGAATGTACTCTTGAAGTACGTAATCCAAAAGGTTGTGGAGCAATCTACGGTCTTAGCTAAATAATACTGGGAGAGGCTTTAATTAGTCTCTCCTTTTTTTGGGAGATAGACATGACAATAGATTACTCTTTACTAAGTAAGAAAACTCAAAAAAGAGGTATGCAAGTTATAAATGCAAATCCAAATATTGTAGGATCAAAATCAAATATAGCTACACCAAAATCTAAACCTAAACTTAAATATAGAGATAGTAAAAATAATCCTACTAATTTAAAAACAGCTAATTATTATAAAGGCGGTGGTAACGTCTTAACATGTAGATAAATAGATAACGGGAGGGAACTATGTACGTTATTAAAGCAGCAAGTGGAAATATATATCCAGTAGAAAAATGTGTATACAGAATTGGACCAGCAACGAATGGTG